AGACTTTACTGTGTCAGATAATTCAGCGTAATTTGTTTTGACTATGTTGACATCATCATTATCCTGTTGTTCTGTGCGGTAAACAAAGTCTCTTGCAAGTCCATCTAGTGCAATATGATTGTTTAGAAAATAAGTGTAAGTTTCTTCTGGTGTTAATAATCTTGTGTTGTCTGTAGTAACAGCATAATCATCATTACTTGCTTCAGTAACTTGTGACAATGCAGGAGAATTTTGATTAGGCAGTTCGTTATCTACACGATATGATTTGTCTATACTTTCTACAAAAACAGCATCTGGTTTTATTTGTCTTTGTTTTCTAGGAAACACAACACCAGGTGAACTTGCGCCACCAACATTTGTGGTCCTAATACCTTGCACACCTCTTTTGATTATGCCATTTATCTCTTCACCTGCACCTGCGGTGTATCCGCCTGTTCTGTAATTTCTGTATATGTTTATTGCTTCGAGTATGCCACTTGGATTACCGTTTGCAATGTTACTCAAAGCACTTATGCCACCTTGAACCAAACCGCCTGTACCAAATATTGATGCTGAACCTCCACCTGCAATGGTGAGTGGAGATGGTGAATTGTCATAATGCAATGTTGTAAATCCAGTAGGCCCTTTACCTCCAACTGTGCCTTGACTGATAAGCACAGCTTCGTATGCCACAGTCATTGAATGTCCGAGTGTTCCATCTTCTTGTTGTCCAACTGTGTCATGAGAAAACTGTGTAATAGTAGGCAGTATCAGTGTGTAGCTTGTAAATCTTCTTTTGTTGATTGTAAACAATTGAATATCACGCAAAAATGGAATAGATTGATCATTGTCAAGCCCCCAACGAGCAGTAAAATCTTCTTTGTATCTTGACATTGGGTCAAATCTATTTGCTTCATATTTTGAATCTCTAAAATAGTATTTGTAGTAGTCATTGAAAAAGCCAACTACTACATCTGCGTTGTCGTCGTGAAAATCAATTTGCACAGGATCATATGTAATTTGTGTTTGTTTTTGTGTTTTTCTATTGTATTGATTTTGTGTTTCAACATTGAAATTGTACGATGGCAAAGTTGCTTGTTTAACCAGTTGTCCAAGTTCTAGTTGATTACTGCCTGAGCCAAATCCAGCCGCACCACCAAATCTATTGATAACAACATAGTATAAAAACGGTCGTTTAGGTTCAAGTCTGTGTTGACCATCAATATACAAACGTGATGCATGTTGAAAATCCTTAAGGATTTGATTAGGATCAAGCAGTTGTAAGAAGTTGTTAACGAAGTGGGCCATTCAGCCTCCTCAATTAAACTGATTGAGTAGAACCACCCCCAGTAACCAACGTACCTAAAGTTCTTGCTACCGCTGTGCCTACACCAGTTCCTCTTGGAGCCTGTATTGCATTGTCATATCTTACTGACAATGTAATTGTAGCAGGATCTGAAGTTGCATAAGCCATTGTATTGTAGTTGATGTTCTGTACATAAGCACCGTACAGTTCCCAAGTTTCTAATACAGTAACAGCATTTGCACCATTACCACCATCAAGCATTTCAATTCTGCCTGTGAATTTGTAATCAGTACCACTGGATGCTGAACTTTGTTCAAAGAAATCAAATTGTTTCTGTATTTGTTCTCCACACAATCTTGTAACAGAGTTGTTTACATCATCTCTTAGGTTGATTGTAAGTGGATCCCATGTGTGTTTACCTGCAAGATATACTCTTGAGTTGTAAACATCTAAAATTGTTTCATCAAAAGTTAGACTTGGTCTTGTAACATCGATCACTTGTTTAGTGAGTTCTGTTCTAGGAGTTGATACTCCAAAATTTTCCAATATCAGTCTAAATCTGTATTGGAGTTTTGGCATCAATAGCCCCTGGTTTGACGCTGATTGATCACTTGCCAAAGGTACTGTAAATTTACTTAAAGTTGCTACTGACATATCTTCTCCTTTTTAATATTTATAGTATTTTTCTTATACTACTTTTTTATACCTTTCCTAACCTTTATAGACCTAGTTTATCAATTTCACCAGTGTTTTTGAGTCTAATTGGAATGAATATAAACTCAACTGCTTTCACAGGTTCAATCGCTATGTCTACATACAATTCGTTTCTGTCAATTCTTGACGGAGTATTGTTTGTTTCATCACATACTACTGCAAAGTCAAACAATCCTCTTTGTCCTTGTACTTCTAACAAGAATGATTCAACTGCTTGTTTGATTTCGTTTCTTGTAAGTTCATCGTTTGGTTCAAAGATAAATGGTTGTGCCAACTTATCTAATTGTGTTCTTAGGAACACTACCAATCTTGCTACATTCACTCTATCTAAAGCACTTGTGCCACTGTGTCTTGTTTTTTGTCCGAATACAGTCAAGCCTGATCCAGTCAAGAACGAAATTGGATTTAGTCTGTTTGATTGTAAAGTGTCTCTTATACCTGAAGAAACTGCAATAGTTTGTTTTTCACCAGTTGATGATTTAATAAATCCTACTGAAGTTGCGTTGTCTACAACACCTCTTCTGATACCTGCTGGTGCAAACCACGGAAATGCTACATCATCATTCACAGCCAATGTTCTCAGTATCATGTGACTTGGTGGAACAAATACATTGTTGCCTTCTAAGTCAGTTGAACTACCCCATGGATAGTAAACTGCTGTAAATGAATCACTTGTTACTAATCCATCTTCATCATTTGTGCTTGATCCTGCGGCATTAGTTGCAAAGTTTGAAATTGCTGTAGATGTGTTTTCTAATCTTGCAGGAGTATCACCAACTACAAAAGCAGTGTTGCCTCTATCACCTGAAAGTGTTACTAATTCATCTATCAATTCAATATAACCTGGTGCCGCTAATACGTTAAATTCGCGTTGTTCTTCACGTAATTGTGTGTTAGAACTGATTGCCGCCTGCATTTGCTTTACAACAATTTGTCTTTGTGCTTTCCTTCCCATAAATGGAGCACCATTGGACTTGTTGCCACTTACAGTTACCCAAGCATCCTTCTCTGCTGGAAGTGTTGGATAAGTTGAAGTGTTAGCAAAGTTAGTTCTTGAAAAGTGATCTTTTCTAAATTGTTTCACCACGTACCCTGATCGTCTAGTGTTAAACAATAAAATACCTTTTGGATATAAACTTGCATCTGGCTTGTCTATGTCTAGGTTGTCACTTGTTAACAATGATTTGATTGTTGCTGGCGCCTTTGTGATTACGTTGCTGTCTGAATCTAAATGGAACCTTGCATCAGCAAATAATATGCCATCTTCTGATACTTGGTCTGTGTTGTCTATCAACACCCATTTTTCTCCATCAACTTTGGAATCATCATATCTGTAAAGTTTTGGATAATTTTCTAAGTCTGAAGTGTTTACCCAAATATCCCCACTTACCAGTGCTGTACCATCTGATTGTCCATCTGCCGCTTCTGGCTCTGTTGCTGAAACAATCGGACCATTTGGTGAAGTGTTTGATAAGTTAAATCCTCTTGCATCTGAAGTAACGTTTTTGTAACCTCTAAATGCACTACCATCATGTATCATGATGTCAACTTCATCAACTGAAGTATGATACCAGTAAGTGTTATCACTTGGATCTGCTGTTGGCTCTGTAGTAGATGCTTCATATACTAAAGTACCCCAGTTGGATGCCATAACTTCATCTGAACCAAATGAGCCACCTGGTATTGTGTAAAGGTTTGCAACCTTTGTGCCATCTGTTGATATTGCAGAACCATATGTAGAAGCATTTGAACTTCCAAATCCTGCATCTGCAACAGGTGTACCTGATGTGTCATTCATTCTAAAGTCACCACCATCACTGTGTGTCATTGTGATTACATCTGCTGTTCTATCATAACTTGCAGAAACATACTTTAAGCCTGCCGCCGCCACTGCCGCAACAAAGTCATCTGCTGTTGTGCCGCCTAGTGTTACAGTAACAGTGTTATCAAATGTTCCATATTTTGTAGAATTTTGATGATCACCTGTTCTCACAGTTTCTCTAATTGTAAAAGTGTTTGATGATGTAAAAGGACTTGATCCTAATGCACTCAATCCAGTGATTGAAGTTGCACCACTTGCCTGTCTTTTGAACACAGTGTATGAACCAAGTGCCGCATTTGCATCAAATAGTGTTGAGTCAGTTGCAGTTGTACTGTCACCACCAAAAAGAATTGTGTCTCTTTCTGTTACGTTGACTTGTACATAAAGATTTTCAGTTGTTAAGTTTTGTCCTGCTCCTGATTTGTCTTCGTTGTAAAGTGCTTGTGCGTGTGTTGTATACATTGGAGCAGAAATTGTTGTAAATGCTCCTGTTGTAGAATTATATTTTTTAACAAT